TATTGTAGATTCTCCTTGCGTGTTGGTGCGTAAGACGGACTAATAGTGGGAAGTCAGCACCTAATTATATAAGTGGGTTGCTAGGATAAGATAAAAAGGTAGTCCTTCTAGCATTAGGATCGTATGCCTATGTAGATTGACATAACGCCTAGCAACCTACTTAATTTTCATAGGACATTTGCAGTACCGATGATGTCCCATAGAAAGGAGTATATGAAAACACACTATGGAGTAACGCAAATAAATACAATGGAATATATTCTTAAGTTCCATAAGCCAGTACCTTTATGCCAACCTAATTTACCTATCCATAGGGTAGAAAATATGAAGTTCGGTTCTATGACTTATAGATCTGTTGTTACTTGCAAACGATGTTTAGATAGGGGTGTTTATAAAGATGAACTAAGAGCAACCATTATGTTAGAAGGCTACCGTGTTAGGTAGGAAAGGAGAGCTTATGGACAGCGTTAAAACAGAAGGCTTTATAGGTACGTTGGATGATTTAATTAGT